ATGAGGTCAGCCTCAACCTTGCCCTAGCCAACGCCAAACGTAGACCGCTTGGTGAGCGGTGGGCATGGAGTCGCAAAGGCTCAAGCCACGACATCACGCCGCTAGTTGCGGCAACCCTGGCGCTGTTCGGATTCGTAGACCTTGCCCCCGGCGCTTACGACGTTGCCGATTCGATCTATTAGGAAGGCGGCGCGGCCGTGGTCACCACTGCTCTTGAGATTCTCGCGTGCGTACTGCTCGCGGCCGGGGTCGCACTCATCGCAGCCACCCTCATTGGTGGCGGGGTCGGTGCCGGTGTTGGCCTCATCCTCGCGGCCGTGCCGTTTGTCGCGCTCAGCTACCTGGCGGGCCGCTGATGTCTTTGCTGTTCAAGCGGGATGCGGCCACAAGCGCTGACCTCATCCACGCGCGCTACGGCACACGCCAAGGCTCGGTCAATGTCAACGCTGAGACGGCCATGGCCCACTCGGCCGTGTGGGCATGCTTGAGGCTGCGCGCTGACCTCATCAGCACCTTGCCGGTGGATGTTTACCGCAACGTGGGCGGCATCAACGTGCAGGTCAAAGCCCCCGACATCATCACCCAACCTGGCGGGCCCGATTGTTTGAGCACCGAGTGGCGCTACTCCTCACAGCTTGACCTAGACCGGTTTGGCAACTCGGTGGGGGTCATCACGATGCGTGCCGCCGATGGCAAACCCTCACGCATTGAACTTGCCCCGATGGCTGAGGCCACCTATGTACGCCATGGCGCTGACGTGTTCTGGCGCATCAACGGGCAACGCTTTGAGCGCTCTCAGATATGGCATGAAAAGCAATGGACAGTGCCGGGCCTGCCGATTGGTCTAGCCCCCATCACCTACGCGGCCATGAGCATTGGCCAATACCTCAGCGCGCAGCAATTCGCGCTTGACTGGTTTAGCAATGGATCCATGCCGAGCGCCAAACTCAAGAACACCGCCAAAAAGATTGACGCGGCTGACGCTGAGCTAGTGAAAGACCGTTTCAAGAAGGCCGTTGCCGCGCGTGACATCTTTGTGACTGGCAACGATTGGGAATATGACTTTCTGAGCGTGCCCGCCAATGAGTCGCAATTTCTTGAGGCCATGCACTTTGGTGCTGAGGACGTGTGTCGGTTCTTTGGTGTTCCGAGCCGCGCCATTGACGCAGCCTCGCCGGGCTCGGGGGGTTCGCTGACCTACGCCAACATTACTCAAGACGACTTGCACCTCTTGGTGCGCAACCTCAACCCCGCCATTGTGCGACGCGAGGAAGCATGGAGCAATGGCCTTGTGGCCAAGCCGCGCATGGTCAAGCTCAACCAAGACGCGCTCTTGCGCTTGGATCCACAGACGCGGCAGCAAGTGCTACGCGATGATGTGGCCGCCAAGCTGCGCACCTACTCCGAGGCTCGGGCTCTGATGAATCTGCCGCCACTAAGCACCAACGATCTTGCTGAGTTTCAGGCGGTCAACCCTGCCAAGGCCTTGCCGATGGCACCTACTCCGAACGGGGCACCAACACCATGAGCATTAGTCAGCGCGCCACCACCTCGGTGCCTATCTCGCGGGCCCGCGTCGCAGCCTTTGCCTCTCAGATTCGCACCCAATCGGTGGAGCATGATGGCAAGACGTTTACCAAGCTCAGCGGCTACGCGAGTACCGTAGAACGCGGCTACCAGAGGCACGACATGTTTGGGCCGTACACCGAGGTGGTGAGCGCCAGCGCGTTTGACGACACGCTACGCGCCAACCCTGATGTGGTGTTTTTGGAGAATCACACCGGCCGAGCGATGGCGCGCACCTCAGCGGGCACGTTGACGCTGAGCGCCGATGAGCTCGGGTTGCGCTCTGAGGCCATGCTCAACCCCACGCGCACCGATGTGGCAGACCTTGTGGCCGCCATTGATGATGGCGCGGTCACTGAGATGAGCTTTGCATTTCGCATTACTGATGGCGCATGGTCACCGGATTACACCGAGTACCGCATCAACGCAGTAGACCTCGATCGTGGCGATGTGTCAGCGGTGACCTACGGTGCCAATCCGCACACCTCGATTGAGGCCCGCGCGGCCGGATTCATTGCCGCCATTGACGATATGGGCGAAGAGCAAGCCCGCGCCGCGTTGGCACGCCTGCAAGACCGCTTTGGCCGCGCTGAGCAGCCAAGCCAGGTGGCCTACCTACGGGCCGCCATGGAGCTCGAAAACTAAGCACCACCACCTAGACCACCTCGCCATTGGCGGGGTTATTTGTGCTGCCTATCGCGCGTCAGAAGCTCGCTCGATTGCCCGCCAGATGGCTTGCAGCGTCACCGCACCACCCAACCCATCACAGAACGGATAAGGGCAATGAACTTTGACACTTTGATTGCTGCGCGCGAGGCTGAACTATCGGCCGCACGCTCGGCACGTGAGGCCGCCAAGGCCGACCAAGGCGCGCTGCTTGCAGGCGTAGAGGCCGAGCAGCGGCAGGCACTCACCACCGATGAGCAGGCACGCTTTGATGCCCTCTCAGTCGCCAAGCGCGAGGCTGACACCAAGATTGCCGAGCACGAGGCCAAGCTTGCTGAGTTGCGCGCCGAAAAGGCAGCCGATGAAAAGGCCGAGCGTGACGCGGCTGACGTGGCACCCACCGGTGCCGAGATTCGCGCCTACGATGAGGTGGCGCGCGTTGGTCAGGAGAAGCGCACCTACAACCCCTCCAACCCAAGCGAGGGAGTGTCATTCCTCGCTGACGTGTACCGCGGGCAGCTGATGGGCGATGCATCAGCCAATGCGCGACTCAACCGGCACATGGATGAGGAACGGGTCGAAAAGCGCGACGTTGGCACGGGTGCGTTTGCGGGCCTCACGGTTCCGCAGTACCTCACCGATCTGGTTGCACCGGCCGTGGCAAAGGGTCGCCCGTTGGCTGACAATTGCCGCAAGCTGCCGTTGCCGCCAGATGGCATGACCGTCAACATCTCGCGGGTGACTACGGCCACCTCGGCCACGGTGCAGGCTTCGGAAAACACCGCAGCGAGTGAAACCAACATTGATGACACGTTGCTCACTGTCAATGTGCGCACGATCAGCGGCCAGCAAGACGTATCGCGTCAGGCCGTTGACCGCAGCGTTGGTGCTGAGTCTGTCGTCATTGAGGATCTTGCGGTGCGCTACCACACGGCACTTGACAACTCGATCATCAACGATGATGGCACCTCAGGCACGCACCTTGGGATTCGCTCCACGTCGTCAATCGTGGCGGTGACCTACACCGACACCTCACCGACACCATCTGAGGCATGGGGCCCGTTGTGGGATCTCCAGTCGCAGATTGAGGCCGGGGTTTACAAGGCAGCTACTCACCTTGTGATGCACCCGCGACGTTGGGCATTTTTCTGCTCAGCGATCGGCACCAATCAGGCCATGTTCGGATTCTCGGGCGTTGGTGTGCAGCTGATTGGCCAGGAGCAGTCCAAGGCCTACGGCGCTGGCGTTCGCGGGATCCTCGCGGGCCTGCCTGTCATCGTGGATGCCAACCTTCCCACCACGGTGAGCAGCACGCAAGATGTCATCCTCGGCATCACCGCTGACGAACTGTTCTTGTGGGAACAGCCGGGCAGCCCGCTGCTCATCCGCGCCGAGCAGACCAACGCGGCCGAGTTGGCCGTCAAGTACGTCGTCTACGGCTACTCGGCCTTCACGGCCGGGCGCTACCCCGGTGCCCACGGCACCATCAGCGGCAGCGGCTTGACCACGCCAACGTTTGGCATTGCGGCCAGCTAATTGCGTCGCTAGTTCGCGCATCGGGGGCTCACTCGGTGCGCGTTCTAGTGCCTCACTCAGCGGCACTTACACAGACTGGAAGGTGGCGGCATGACTCGCCAAAATGGCCCGTTCTTTGATGAAAACTACCTACGCCAAGGTAGCCCCACCAACTCGACATTTGCCGAGTCAATCCCGCGCTTTGCAGCGGTCAGCGATTGCACCGCCGGTGCCACCGGTGTGATGATTTCGGTGGGCATTCCGTTGCAGTACGGCGATGTCGTCACCAACCTGACCTTTGTTAGCGGTGACACCGCAGCCGATACCCCAACCCATTGGGGCTTTGCGCTCTACGACACCGCCGGGGCGCTACTCGCGCAGACCGCAGACAAGACCAACACGGCATGGGCAGCCAACACGGTCAAGACCGTGGCGCTTGCCACGCCGCAGACCATCACCACGCCGGGCATCTACTTTGCCTCAATGTGGATGGCCGCCACGGCCGTGGTTACCCTCGCCGGTGTCAATGTGCAAAATGCCGTGGTCAACGGCAACCTTGGCCTGTCGGCTGTTGTGCTGGCAAAAACGTCAGGCTCAAGCCTCGCGGCAACGGCACCGGCGACGATTGCCACGCCAACCACGGTCAAGGCTATTCCCTACGTGGTGGCCAGCTGATGAGCGCCAAAGAGGCCTACGCAGCGGCATTGCTGCGCGAGCGTGACGCGATGGCAACCCACTCCAAGACTGACCGTGTGGCGGCCATTGACGCGGAATTGGCACGCATCGGTGTGGATGTACCGGGCAAGGCGGCAAAGGCCGTCAGCGACGCGCCTAAGCCTGTCAAGCGCACCACGACGCGCAAGGCCTAAGCATGTATGACTTGGGCGATGTGGTGGGCCTCGCGGTCAACGTCACTGACGCGGCAGGCGCTCTCGCCAACGCCACGGCCGTGGTGCTCACCATCACCTTGCCCGATGGATCCACGGCCACGCCGAGTGTCACCAACTCGGCCACCGGGGTCTATGTCGCCACCTACACGCCAGCGGCCGTGGGTCGCTACGGTGTGCGGTGGGTCGCTACTGGCACCAACGCATCCACGTTCAATGACGCATTCACGGTGGCATCCGGTGCCGGTTTGATCAGCCTCGCTGAGGCCCGCGCATTCCTCAACCTCAACGACGCGAGCACCAGTGGAGACGAGGAGCTGCGCGAGTTCGTGCGGGCGGCCACCGTGGCCGCTGAGAAGTACGCGCAACGCAAGCTAGTGCGCGAGGCATTCACTGAGACGCATGACGGTGGCGGCACCCTTGTGGTGTTGCGTCACCCGCGTGCCACCTCGGTCACCTCGGTCAGCGTGGGGGGCACGGCATTGAGCGCGAGTGACTACCGGCTCAAGTTCCATGGCGGGGCCGTGGAGCGCCACAACGGCACCACGGCGGTGCCATTCTCGCGCGGCATTGACAACGTGAGCGTGGTCTACGTGGCCGGGGTCACCGGTGATGACCTCACGTTGGCCATTCACGCGGTCAAGCAGATGCTCAAGCATTTGTGGGCGACCCAGCGCGGGGCCAAGCGACCCAACACCGGCGATGAGTGGGAATCGGGCGCGGGCTACTCATTCCCACGCCGCGTCATGGAGCTACTCGACCCGCTGGCCAACTCAACCGGGTTTGCGTAGACCGTGCTGCTCTTTGACGTACATGCCGCGCTCATCACCACCATTGATGCGGCCGTCACCTCGCCAGTGTTCGACTCATTCCCCAACACCAACGATGACTTGCGTGAGTTTGTCGTGGTCGGGCCCGGCTTTGAGTCCGATGATGCCGGTGAGGTGACCTCAAATTGGCACGATGCGCCATGGGGCAACCGTGAGGAAGAGGGCATTTGCCGCGTCTCATGCGTCGTGCAATCCGGCGACGATGCGGGCATTGCCACGATGCGCACACGGTGCGGGGCGATCGTTGACGCTGTTATTGCCGCCATCACCGATGCCCCCACGCTCGGTGTAGTCGCTGACCGCATGGATCCACAAGTGATGCGCATTGAGGCCAAGCACCGCGTTGGTGTCAGCGAATACGGGCCCTTTGTTGAGGCTGTTTTGTCCATCCATTACCGAGCAATAGACGCTTACTGAGTGAGGTTTTCATGCCCCAATTCCGCAACATCAGCCCCGAGGATCTCATGGTGCCTGTCGGCAACCGGTGGGTCAAAGTTCCCGTGGGCGGTGTCATTGATGTTCCCAACCCCACGACGTATTGGCAGACCGGTGACCAAGGTGAGGTTGCGCTGTTTGAGGTGGTCGGTAAGGCCGCGAGCAAGACAAAAGCCAAGGGCTCAGAATCCAACGATGAGGAAGGCAAGTAAATGGGCATTGGTAGTGGTATGGGGTCATCGTTTGGATTCTCAGCCGAGAGCACATGGGGCACGCGCGTAGCGCCTGCCAAGTTTGTCAAGCACCGCAGCGCATCCATCAACCGTGTGGCCAACCGGCCGCAAGGTGAGGGCATCATCACCGGCAGCTACGGGCCCAACCTTGACCACTACGTGGAGACATACGCAGCGGCCACCGGCACCGTGGCCATTGATGTGCCCTACTCCAAGATGGGCGTACTGCTCAACACGCTCATGGGTGGCTCGGTCACTCCCACGCAGCAAGGCGCATCAGCGGCATACCTGCAAACCCACGTGCTCGCTGACACCTACGGCAAGAGCATCACCGGCCAGGTGGGTGTTCCCTACCGTGATGGCACGGTCAAGTGCCACGAGCTCACCGGCGGCAAGATCACGAGCGCTGAGTTTTCATGCGCGATGGATGGACTCTTGCAGGCCAACTTGCAGATTGATGGCAAAAAGTTTGACGACTCGCAAACGCTGGCCTCGGTGTCGCACACGGCGGGCATCAAAGCATTCCACGGTGGTCAAATGGCGTTCAAGATCGGCACCTACAACTCTGAGGCTGCCATCAGCGTCAAAGATGTATCCTGCACGATTGAGCGGCCACATGACACCGAGGATTACACCACCAACGCCAGCAATTTCAAGAACCAACAGGTGCTCAACGGGCCGGCTCAGATTTCGGGCAGCGTTACCGTTGACTGGACATTGGCTGATGGCAAGGCGCTGCAAGACCTTGTGGTGGCGAACACCTCTAACAGCGTCGTCATGGAGTGGGTTGGTGCCACGGCGATTGCCAGCACCTATTACCCCACTTTCAGAATCACGTTGCCCTCGGTCACGTGGGATGGCGACATTCAAGGTGCCGATGGGGCCAATGAGTTGAGCAGCAAGTTTGACTTTACGTGGCGCGACGATTCGAGCGGCAATCTGCCCACGATCACCTACATGAGCACTGACACTGCTCTGTAACCCCTTTGACCGCTAACCCCTGGCGCGTGTGAGCCCGCGCGCCGGGGGTTGGTGTTATCTGCAAGAAATGGGGGCACGCCATGGCACCAAGCGCACGCGCACGCGCCGGTGGTGGTGATGGATCCATCACGATTGATGCCACCCGCGCTGAGGCCAAGATGCGTCAGATTCTTGCGGCGATGCCCAAAGAGTTACGCGGGCCGCTGCGCAAAGAACTAGCGGCCGGGGCCAAGATCATTGTGCAGGCTCAACGCCAGCGCGTTAAAGGGCTCACCACCACATCGTCAGGCAGCCACGGTGCCACCAATGCCCGCGCCATGGCCAAGTGGGCGGCGGGGCGCTCCATGGGCCCGATGACGCAACGGCGGTGGGAAGGCCTACGCAAACGCTCGGGCCTACGCGCTGCCGCAGCGGCCAGTGTGCGCGTCGTCAGCCGCTCACGTGGCACCAATTACCAACTCACGGTCAAGTCTGAGGGCAGCGCTATGCCGAGCGATCAACGCGAGTTGCCCTCACATATGAACCGCGGCAAGTGGCGGCACCCCATCATGGGCAACCGTGAGGCATGGGCTGAGCAAAGCGTAGAGCCCGGTTGGTTTGACAAACCGGGTGAGGAGAAAGCGCCTGAGGTCGCTCAGCGCGTTGAGGCCGCATTAGAGGCCGCCATCAAGTCACTTCCAAGTTAGACCAACCTAAGGGGCTCACCCATGTTTGATGTCACGCTCAAGCTCACCTACACCGAGGGTGAGAAGGTCACCAAGCGCGATCTTGATTTGCGGCGCATGATGATTCGTGAGACTGACGAAATGAAGTCGCTGACCGGTTGGGTGCCGATTGAGTGGCTCAGCTGGCTCGATCAGCGTGACGGCCGCGCGCTCGGCTATGCGTGGTATCTCGCATGCCAACGCCACGGCGATGACATTACGTGGCTAGAGATTCTTGACACGCTCAACCTCTTTGACCTTGAGTTTGAGCTTGACGCTGGCGAAACGGCCGAGGGTGCCCCGCCAGTGGATGAGGCCAACCCTGATGACCCTACTTTGCCCATGAGCAGCGAGCAGACAACCTAGAGGATTGGTTGCCGCTGCTTGCGCGCTACTTCGGGCTCAACGACTCCGAGCGCATCCGCAGCACGTTGACATGGGCCGAGCTCGAAAAGTTCAAAGCATATGCACGACTGTTCGCCAAGATTGATGGGCTTGATTTGACTCTCTGAGGGGGCTTGGAATAGTGGCCGGTGCCAAGCAACTCATTTTGGACATCATTGCCAAAGACAAGACCAAGCAAGGTCTAGCGAGCGCCACCAAGAACGTTAGCGGCATGAGCAAGGCGGTGCGCGGTGTTGCCAGCGGTGTTGCTGCCATCGGCTTGGCCAAGTTCGCCAAAGACTCGGTGGACACTTTCCAGAACGCCACCCGCGAAACGCTCGCGCTCAACCGGGCCACCGGCGGCACCGTTGAGGCCACCTCACGGCTGAGATTCGCGGCCAAGCAATCGGGCCAGGACATTGGCCAATTCACCAAGAGCATGGGGCTGCTTGACAAAAACTTGGTCAAGGCGGCGCAAACGGGCAAAGGCCCGGTGGCGGCCACCATGAAACAACTTGGTGTCTCATTCACCGATGCGCAAGGCAAGGTAAAGCCGCTCACTGAGTTGCTGCCGCAGATGGCCGGGGCATTCCAAAAGCTCCCCGATGGGCCCACCAAGACCGCGATGGCCTTGCAGTTATTCGGCAAGCAAGGTGCTGCACTTTTACCCTTCCTCAACAAAGGCCAAGCGGGCATCCAAGACCTCATGGCCAAAACCGATGAATACAACCAAGTCATTGGTACTGACCAAGTTGATGCGTACAAAAAGAACCTAGAGGCCCAACGCAAGTTTGATGCCGCTATGGAAGGCATCAAGATTCAACTTGGCGAGCATCTGTTGCCCGCCATCACGCCCATCATTGAGAAGATTGGCGACCTGGCCAAAGCGTTTGGCAATCTGCCCGAGGGTGCGCAGACTGGCATTGTGGCCATCGGTGGCCTCGCTATCGCGTTCAACTTCCTCAGCGGGCCGCTCGGCATGGTCAAAAGTGGCCTCACCGGGTTGGCGGGGCTGTTTTCCTCAGCGGGCACGGCAGCCGGTGCCGCAGCCACCGGGGCTGAGAGTGCCGGGGCTGCCGCAGCCACCGGGGCCGCTGGCATGGGCACCGCAGCGGCAAGCGCCACACTGCTAGGCGGTGCGCTCACCGCCGTGGGCTCGGCGTTCAACACCTACGCCATCGCTGACCAATTCGGCACCCTCGCCGGTGTCTTTGGCTCATTTGCCAATATGGCCGGTGGCCCGCTCAACATTCTCAGCCTTGTCATGGCGCGCGGAAACGATGAGGCCCAACAGTATGCCGATGGCATGCGCGCGGTCACCCAATCGCTGAGCGATATGAGCGCGAGCGGCAACATCCAAGGCATCGTTGACAAGTGGAATCTGATGAGCCAAAGCATGAGCTCTGAGGATCTACTCAAGACCGCTCAAGCCATGCCAGGACTCACGGCCGCACTTGACAAGGTGGGCCTACGCATTGACGCGGTGAGTGGCAAGATCACCCGCATTCCCAAGCCGGTGCTTGATGCCCGCATTGAGCCGCTGCAAGCCAAACTGCGCACCGCTGAGGCCAAGCTCAACAGCCTCAAGCAGTCCAAGCAACCTGATGTCAAAGCCATTGACAAGGCCACCGCTGTCGTCAATGGCATACGTCGTCAGATTGACAATGTGCAAGGCAAGACCGTCACCATCAACGTGCAGGAAAAGTGGACTCAATTCAAGTCAAGCGGGGTCAACTGGAAGGCCGCTACCGGTGGTGAGCGCTCGGGGCGCGTGTGGGTTGGCGAGCGCGGGCCAGAAATGGTGCAGCTGCCCGAGGGTGCCCACGTTTACACCGCGAGCCAATCGCGCAACATGTTCTCGGCTCAGCACTTGGCGGTGGGCCGCAAAGGCAAGGCAAGGCCCAAGGGCAAGACCCCCGCGCAGAAACTCGCGGAAAAGCGCGCCAAGATCCAAGCCAAAATTGATGACCTCAACCGGCGCAAGCAAGCCGCGCAAGAGCGTCAAGCCGCACAGCAAGGCCTCTTTGACCAAGCACTTGGTGACAAAAACTCGGCCATGGGTGCCATTGCTTCGAGCACCCACGGTTTCTACGGTATCGGCGGCTTTGATGTCGGGGCCAACGCTGCCGCGCAAGCCGATGTGCAAAGTGCGCAAGCCGAGGTCAACCAATCGGCGGTGGGATCCTCAGCGCGCGTCACCGCGATGGCTCGGCTGCGCGATGCGCAAACCAAGTTGGCTGACTCCCCGGCCAGTGTGGGCGATTGGGTGGCGCGGCGCATCGCCAAGATCAGGCGGTGGCGTGACGCCATCGGCAAACTCGCCTCAGCATGGGGCGGGTCCCCCGCGGGCCAGCAACTCTTGCGCGACGTGTACGACAAGGGCCCTGATGGTGGCACCGAGCTGGCTGAGCAGTTGGCCAGCAATCCGGTGCAGCTACAAGACTTGATGAACCTCTACAACGAGGGCACGTCTATTGACCAACAGCTTGGCGCCTATCAGCCTGACGTGATTGACGCTAACGCGCGCATCAACCTGGCAGCGGGCCAGATCGCCTCAGAGCAGACCATCATTCTCAAGCTCGACTCAGAAATTGTGTACCAAACACTGCTCAAAAAGAAGGCACGCCAGGGTGGAAGGTCACTGAACCTATGACGCGCGTGGCAATACCGGGCTTGCCTGACCTCAAGGTTGAGATTGCACCCACGGCGACACCGTTCACGTCGTCACCAACGTGGGTGGACATCACGTCGGATCTGCGTTTGCAGGACACGGTGACGTTCAACCGGGGACGAGTGGATCAGCGGTCGCAGGCACAACCGGGCACGCTCACGCTGACGTTGAACAATTCGGCGGGTAACTACACGCCAGGTTTGGCCTCCGGTGCTTACCATCCGCTCAGTCTGCGATGCCCGATCCGTGTGTCTTTCAAGCCGCCCGGGGCGGGTGCCTACACGGTCATGTGGACCGGACTGATTGACGAGTACGCGCCCGGTTGGTCGAAGAACCGGCCAACGGTCACGATCCGAGCCAGCGACCGGCTGTCCCAGCTACAACGGGTGGAGCTCGCAAGTTGGGAAACGCAACAAACCCTGAGCACCTCACCCGATCTGTTCTTTCCATTGACCGACGCGGCAGGCTCGGCGACGGTGGGCGATATTGCCGCCAACCTCGGTATCACCGCTACGGCCTCTGAGCGCGGTAACGGTGGATCCTATGACCTCGGCTCGGGGTCATTGCCGGTTGATGACGCAACGGTGTGCGCGTTTACACCGGTGAACGCCTCGAACGGGTGGTGTTTCCAGTCGGTCAATGGCTCATTTGCCGCGCCACTGGTACTTAGTGATCGCGCGGTGTTGTCATGCTTGATGAACGCAACGGCGGCACCGGCAAGCAACGTGCTCTTGCTCGGAGCGGGGTCAACCACCACTGGTGTGCCCGCCATGGAGCTCGGCATTGGCGTCAACACTTCGGGCAAAGCGTGCGTGTACGCGGGCTATCTCATCGAGGTGGTCAGCGGCACTGTCAACGTGGTCGATGGCAACTGGCATCACATCGCAGTGGAATGCACCGAGTCAGGTTCGCGCCTGTATTACAAACTCTACGTGGATGGCGTGCAGGACTCCACAACGTATGACGGTGGGCCCGCAAGCGGGTCAAGCGGTGTGCCATCACCACTCATGCGCAAGGTCTACATCGGGGGCACTCCCACCGAGTACGGCGGGGCAACGGGCCACCAATACTCAGGCCAGATCGCTATGTGCGGTGTATGGGACTTTCCCACTGCGACGACTGCCGACATCATCTCTGAGGGCAACTCGGCGCGCACCGGCACAGATGGCGAAACGAGTACCGCGCGGTTCCTCAAGCTATGCGAGTTCGCCGGAATTACTGGCGCGGTGGTGGGCACTGGCGCGGCAGTGGTGGCGCGGCAAAAGATTGCAGGCCAATCCATCCTTGACGCCCTCGATGATGTTGGTACCGCTGAGGTGTCACCGGTGTACGTCAACGGGGCGGGTGTTCCCACTCTCGCGAGCCGCCATCAACGATACGGGGCGGCGGTTGCGCTCACCCTCAACGCAAAAGATGTTGGCGCCGATGTTGCGCCGATCTACAACGGTGACGGGTTGATCAACGACGCCAAGGGGTCACGGTTGGCCGGTGCCGAGCAACGCGTGAAGAACGCTGCATCCATCGCCGCGCACGGGGCAGCGACGTCGTCGGAAACGTACATCGTGAATACCGACGCGCAGCTGATCAGCATTCTTCAATGGCTGACGAACGTGTACGACGAACCGACGTTCCGCACGGCGTCGTTGAAGATCGACGGCTGGATCAAGCAAGCCACCGTCGATCTGGATGACCTCCTGGCCCTCGATGTGGGGTCACGGGTGCAGGTCACGAACATGCCCGCCCAGGCGGCGTCGAGCACGCTCGATCTGTTCGTTGAGGGCATGTCGGACACGTTCAACACCGATGGCTGGCAGCGGACGCTGAACACGAGCGGCGCCGCGCCTTACACCAACGTGTGGATCCTCGGTGATCCCACGTATTCCGTTCTCGGTTCGACCACTATTCCCGCACTCTGAGGGGTTCGCATGGCTTGGACGACTGTCAAGGATTGGTCTAACGGCGTAGTCGTAGATGACGCAGACTTAGACACCTACATCAGTGGGAACACCCAATACCTGTATGACGTGCGCTACGGCGCGGGGCATCGCAACGTGTTGGTCAATCCGCAAATGGAGGTCTGGCAGGCGGGCACCTCGCTGGCCATCACCTCATCAGCAACACCGCAATATCTGGCTGACCAATGGTGCCATCGCCGCAACGGCGCGACGGGTGCCACGGTATCGCGGCAAACGTCAACAGCGACCGGGCAGCTTTATGGGCTGCGCGTGCAACGGGATAGCGGCAACAGCAACACGACGGCCATTGAGACGATGCAGCCGCTTGAGACTGTTGAGAGCATCAAGCTGGCGGGGCAAACGTGCCAACTGAAACTCAACCTCAAAGCCGGGGCCAATTTCTCAGCCACCTCATCATTGGTCACAGTCAAGGTGACGTATGGCACCGGCACAGATCAGGCGGCACCGGCGTCAGGGTGGACAGGCACCACCGACGCGCTGAGCACCACGCAAGCCATCACCACCACGGCGACTGACTACACCTTTGATTCAATCAGTATTCCCACCTCAGCTACTCAGGTGCAGGTCTACGTATCGTTTACACCGGTGGGCACGGCGAGCACCAATGATTGGGTTGAGATTGCCGGGGCGCAACTCACAGCAGGGAAGATGGCCGCATGGGAGCGCCTGCCGTATGCGATGCAACTAGAACGCTGCCAGCGCTTCTACTGTCAGTGGGGGCCGTATGGGACTTCTACACAGTTCGCGCTAACTGTCGCAGGAGGGACGACTATCGCTTACTGCAATATCCCGCTGCCTGTTGAGATGCGGATCGTTCCGACAGTCACATTCTCCGCTAATAATGACTTCAAGCTCTACAACATAAACACAGCTACGATTTCCGCTAGTCCGCTCGGTGTGAAGAACCTCGTCGCCATTACTGCAACAGTCGCCAGCGGGCTCACAACCGGAACGTCGTATTACCTCAATAACGATCAGGACACGACAAACGCCGCGATCTACGTGAACGCGAGACTCTAGATGGCCACCATGACACGCGCCGCATTCCCAACTACTGCGGTCAGCGGCGGGCAAAGCCTTGACGGTAGCCAAGCATTAGATGGCGCATGGCCGCTCGATGGCTCAGGGTTCACCCTCGGGGCCATGCACCGCGCCACCAACGCCATGGCAGCAATGAGCAAGGCCACCAAAGCCGTAGCAACGATGGCGGGGGCATAAATGACATTCCCAACGATTCCGGCAGGCCAACTGGCGAGTGCCGCCATTGGCGACTATGACGATTTCATTGCTTACCTCAACGCGGTCAGCGCGGCCGTGGATGCCAACACCTCGGGGCTATCGGGCAAGGCTGCGAGCAGCCACACGCACGCGGAATCCGACATCACCAACCTGACAAGCGACCTGGCGGCCAAGGCGGCCAAGTCAGCGAACCTCAGCGACCTCGCCTCGGCAAGCACCGCGAGGACGAACCTCGGCCTCGGCAACGCGGCGACGAAAGACACCGGCACCGGTTCAACGCAAGTGGCGGCAGGCGACCATACGCACAGCGGGATGGTGACCTCGTCAGAGATCACGACAATCGTCGCTCTCACCCAAGCGGAATACGACGCGCTCGGAACTCCATCAGCCACCGCCCTCTACTTCATCAACGGATGACGTGATGCCAACACCATCGAAGATCTATCAGGGCGCAAACCTTATTTATGACGGGTCTGGCGGCGGCGGCGGAACGATTCCCGAATCGGTCACCGGTCTTACTGCGTGGTGGGATCCGTCTGACGCGAGCACGATCACCGCGAGCAGTGGCTATGTCACGAAACTCAACGACAAGTCTGGTATGCGGAATCATCTCTACCAAACGAGCACCTACGGGCCGATCACAGGCACACGCACACAAAATGGGTTGAATGTTCTCGACTTCTTTGCGTCTACGCGAGCATGCCTCTACACGGACACATTCAGCCAACCGCAACCGCTCACCATCTTTGTCGTTGCCGCAACGGACACACTCACCGTCGATAGTTTCGGTAAGTCGTGCATCTCGGGATGGTCAGGCACGTCCCCGGCGGCTAACGCGGGTTGCGCTATCGCGCAGGCGGGAACGCTGGGGCAGATGCAGATCTACGCTGGGGGATCGTCTACCACGCTGCAATACGTCACCGCCAACACCGCCACACAGCTAACAGCCGTATTCAATGGCGCATCTAGCCATCTTGATATGAACGGCACAGCCAGCGCGAACACAAACCCTGGCTCTAACGGCTACGGCTACGGGTCGCGGTTCATGCTGGGTCAAGTCGTCTATGAATACGGCGCTGGCCTGGCTGGTTACGACGCGGCATGGAACGGGTGGATTGGTGAAGTTCTCATCTACAACGGGGTTGTCAGTCCTGGCGACAGGCTCGACATCGAGGCGTATTTGAAGGCGAAATGGGCGACTGGATGAGCTGGCTCACTCCAGGCGCGCTGGCGACAGTGTTGGCCTTCTCCACGTCGTTTATCACCCTCGGGCCGATGCCGAGCGGCGCGGTCAAAGCGTGTACGCAGATAGCGGTCATGGCTGACCATCGCGTGATCGTTGCCGACTGTGAGGGGCCACGGTAATGGCCGCCATTCTCACGCTCGAATCTGATTGGGTGGTTGCTCTGTTAGGGGTCTTGGTGACGATGTTCTCAGCCCTTGCATGGTTTGTCCGTCAGACCGTCAGTAGCGGTGTCAAGGAGCTAGATGCCCGCATGCGTTCTGACCTCAAAGACATCAACGCGGGCCTTGGTGACCTACGCGGGCACTTGCGCGACATCAGCGAGCGCGTGGGCCGGTTAGAGCGCCAAATGGATGAGACGATCATTCCGCGTCAGGAGCGCATCTCGCGCCAACTAGACACCGAGGACGAGCAGTGAGAGACGCAACCAACACAGGCTATGTGAATCTCACGCGCCACGATGGCAACCTAGTCATCACCACACCGCAGCAAGTCATTGACGGGCTCGACATCTACGGCAACGTGGTCATCAAGGCACCTTTTGCCGTTCTCAGGCGGTGCATCATTAGAGGTGGCCCACCGATCACGCAAGGGCAAAACGCGCTGCTTTCCATCGTCAGCGCCGGGGCCGGGGGCTACACCGTGGAGGATTGTACCCTTACGCCGCAGTATCCCAACGTGCGACAGAATGCCATTTTCACCAATCAGGCAGGCATCTTGCAGCGGCTCAACATCAGTGGCACCGCTGATGGCGTGGTCATCTACGGCAATGGGGTCACGCTGCAAGATTCCTACCTTCACGATTTTGTGAGCTACCCAAGCGACCCCGCGCAAGGTGGGAAGGCAAGCCATAGCGATGCCATCGCGCTGCAAGCTGGCCAAGGGGTCACGATCAGGCGCAATGCGATTAGTGGTGGATCCAATGCCGCGGTCATCATCACCCAAGACGCTGGCGTGGTCGGGGATTTGCAGCTAGATGACAATGACATTGATGGCGGCCAGGTCAGCGTCAACGTGGTCACCAACGGCAGCCCGCTGAGCAACATCAAAATGAGACGCAACCACTTTGGGCGAGCTCAGACCATCGCCGGTGGGGCCATCATGGCCAACCCCAAGCATTGCGCGCCAGACATCACCGGCAGCGTGTGGGCCGACACCGGCCAAGCAATCACCATCAAACGCGGCGCATAGTCGCATCACCTCGCAGCCCTCGCCACCACGGCGGGGGCTCTTTCTGTTAAGGGCAACCCATGAGTGATCTACTCAAGCGCGAGCCAGTACGCGCGGCCATCTACCCCATCGTGGTGTTGGTGGTGGCCTTCCTCGCTCAGCGCGGCAACGTTGACTCAGATACCAAAGACTTTGTGTTGGCGCTGACCGTGGCCATCCTCGGGGCGCTCAGCATTGAGGTGGCACGCTCCAAGGTCAGCCCCGTGGATAAGCCATGAAACGGCCGCCAAGTCACTCAGTGCTTGCGGTGTTCATCGTCGCGCTCTGGGTCATCGTGGCCGGGGCCGTGTGGGCCGCATGGCCGCCAGAAACGCCAGCGCCACCACCGGCTCAGACGTTGCCCGCGCCACTTCCTCCTAACGTTGGCATTGATGGCGAGGGCATCGCGCCAGGTGTTGCACCAAGCGAAGCTCAGCCCGATGGCTTGCCGAAAGACCCCGAGCAGCTGCCGCCAGATGTGCAGGCGCAGCCTGACGCGGGCAGCCCCGCCATCGTCGTGCCGCAAGGTGAGGGCACCGGGGGCGAGGTCTACGTCAGGTCACCGGCATGGGCTGGCGCTCAGCGGCTTGCTGCTGGCTATCGGTACAGCTCGGGAAGTTTGCACGCCGCGTGGGATGTTGGCGTGGATGTGGGCACCAAGGTGTTTGCTACCAAAGATGGCCTGATTGTGGGCCGTAACGATGGCGTGAGGAATCATCCAAGCGGCTCGCAGTACGCGGTCAGCGGCAGCCCAAGCAATTGGGTGCTCTTGTGCTCGACAGTCAACGGCAGGCCAGCGGTGCAGTATTTTCAGCATCTCTCACCGGGCCTCAAGGTCAAG